TGCGTGTATATGCTCTTCATTACGAGTGTATTTAACTTGCTGATCAGTATCCTTGAGTACGTTCTTGTTACGGGCAAACCAATTAATAACATAGAACTGGCTCATTAATGATACGTTCTCTACAAACAAAGTAAAAAGTATAAGCGCGTAAAGGTATTGTTTCTTTTTATCTTTGTAATAACGGTGAGTATATTTCTTGAGATACTTAACCCGGCCTTGGATCCATTCTAGTTTAAGATTTTCTTCAAACACATCTTCTAATCCAAGCACAGTAAGTAGTCTTTCGTAAGCATTGTTATGGATTACTTCTGTATTTGCCATTACATAACCTAAATCCTGCAAAGAAGGGTGGGGTAGGTTTTCGCCAAGCTTAGCCCAAAACGTTTTTACTGCTACTTCAATTTGACCAATAGCTGATAAAGTACGGATTATAATTTCTCTTTCCTGGTCATTGAGTTTAACCTTAAACTGCTGCACGTCTGACTTAAAACTAAACTCTTTATGAGTCCAGAATCCATTATGCATAGATTCAATAAACTCTTCAGTCCAGGGATAGTTATTAGGTTTACGAGAAATTTGTTCGTCGAAGATCATATGTTAAAGTACAAGGAATATTATTTACGTATTGTACGGGTGTTTATTTTTTTATCTCTAATTAAAAATTATTTTTTATTCGCCCGGGAACTCACGGGGTTATAAAATTTAAGTTTTTTTGTTGTAAAGTTCTAGTTTTTTTACAATGTATCTAACGATTTCGCTACGCACGATATCTGCCTCTGTTAACGTAAAGACGTGGATACCTTTATCTTGACTTTCAATATCATTAAACACGTTACACATTTTTTCAAACCCTGATTTACCATTAATATCCGATTGCATCGGATCTCCACAAATAAATAGTTTACTGAATTGCCCCACACGGGTTAATAATGTGGTTAATTCTCTAAAAGTACTGTTTTGAGCTTCATCCATAATAATAGCTTTAGCATTCCATGAAAGGCCGCGAAGATATCCCGTTGGTTTACCTTCAATACGGTTCTCTTTCATAAGCATATTAATATCGGCTTTTATTAGTAATTCATCAAGTTTTTCCATTAATGGTTCAAGATATGGAGTTAGCTTTTCATTAGCGTCTCCCGGGAGGTATCCCATTTTATTATCAGAGCTCTCCACTATACTACGTATGTAGATTAAATCAGAAACTTTCTTTAAATTTAACAATTCAAGTGAAGCTAATGTAGCTAAAAAACTTTTACTACTACCAGAGGGACCAGTTAAAAATACTATTTTTGTGTGATTGTCTAAAGCGAGTTTAAGAAAATCTTTTTGTTTGTTTGTTAAATCCGGCCTTTGTCGTATCATTACTGGTCTTGCCAGTTTATCGGCCTGATGCACTAAGACACTTGTGTCTTTAGTAGCAGGTATATTTTCTGAACTGTTTTGAGTTAGCTTCTGCTTTTGCAGTCTCTTTTTCTTGCTCATTGATTATATTTACTCTAAAACATAAATAATATATATGTTCGTAGCATTTGAAGCAAAATATAATCAATTATTAAAAGAGTTCACCGAATCGTTACCTATAGAAGGACATGCACCTACGTGGCAAAAGAAAGCCGGTAAATCCCCATCTGGGGGTCTTAATCATAAAGGTATTATGAGTTACCGTCATAGTCACCCGGGTAGTCATTTATCTATGGCTGTTACTACTAAACCAAGCAAATTAAAACATGGTAGTAAAGCCGCTAAAAGACGTAAAAGCTTTTGTGCAAGAATGTCCGGTGTTAAAGGTCCAATGAAAAAACCAAACGGTAAACCAACTCGTAAAGCATTAGCCTTACGTAAGTGGAACTGCCATTGATATAAAGTCAGAGTGTTTCATTGTTACTCTTTCATATCCTTTATACGCTAGCTCGGGCCCTAACTCTTTAAATGAGCCTTGGCCTGGGTGGTATATAGGGTAGGGTGAAGTAAACATTTTTTTATCGTGAAGTGCTACTGTAGCATTGTCATAATTTATAAGTTTTTGCTTATAACCTGCTTGTTCCACTCTTAAACAATAATCTAAATCTTCACCATAACCAGGACTAAAACCTTCATCAAGGTACCCCATTTTTTCCATTATATTTTGTGACAAACCTACATGAAAAAATGGAAAATATGTTTTATGCATAAACACCATAGGCGCTATACCTGTAACAGCTATATTACTATCCTCTTTGAGTGGAAATATAAGTTCATGCAACCAAGCATTCTTAGGCCAATAATTTAATATTTGTACATCTGTGTTCATTAACATAATATAGGGAGTTGTAACCATTTTAAGCCCTATATTTGTAGCTTTAGTAAATCCTAATGCTTCTGGATACCAAGCAAACTTAACAGCTGGGTTTTGTAACCCTATAATATAGTTTAGACTTTCAATGTCACTACCATTACATATAATTAATATGTCTACTACATTTAAATCAGTATTAGCAATTATTGAATCTACACACGTTTGTAATAAACCTGCAGGTTTATAAGCTGGTATTAAGATTGTAGTTTCTTTCATTGTAACTTAATTACAATTTTTTACAAATAAGCAATAAAAACTATTTATAAGATTTTTTTCTCGAAAAGTAAATGCCCGGAATCAAATACCCGGTAATGTTTATTATTTGTCATGTTCTCAATTTCTGTAAGATTATTATCAAATAATTTAAGCTTGCTCTTAAGTTCTGATTTACGAAAATTGAACCGATGATGTCTTTCCTTATAATGCGGAGCAAGACAATACCAGTAGTTAGGCTTTGTTGATTTTATTAAGTTAAAGCCTGTAGCTTTATACACTCCACCTTCAGACCACCGTAAATCACAGTAACTGTATAGTTTTGACGGTTTATATGTCTGAATAAAATGGTTTAATATTTTTCCTGCACCACCAATAATATAAAAACTATTAATTAATGCAAATCTACTAAGCTCCCAAGTATTTTCCGATGCCTTTGTCTGGCCAGTGACAATACGAGGTAAGGAAAAAGTCATAACGGATACAAGCCGGTTTTTGTAAAAAAGACCAAAACACTTCTGAGCCTTGTCATTGCCTTGTAAATGGTATTTGTTAAGAAACTTGCTCTTTACATGTCGTTCAATTTCTCTAACTTCGCATTCACGGGCACCAATCTTGTACTTGACTAAACCTAGTATGCTGCGTAGACGGTAGTATACGATCTTTGACTTTGTATCGATTTCATCTGTGTATATTTGTATTAACCGAATTCCTTGCTTCGTACAGTCTGATAACTTGTTATAATTATTTTGTACCTCACTGTGCCAGTATAGACCGTTAATCTCTATTGCTACGTTTTTATTTGGGATATAAATATCAAGCTCCTTGTGATTGTTAAGTATACTGCGCTTGTTACATTCGTACTGTACACCCATCCTTGTAATCATTTGTTGTATTATCTTTTCATGGGAGGAAGTCTTCTTATGACACTCTGTACAGAGTATGTTAAACACATTACGACCATTACCTGTAATATTATACTGCGGTACAATTCTTATAGGGGTATTGCAGTTTATGCATTGTGGTAAGTCTTTTAACCCTCGTCGTATAACGTATAGTATCTCGTTTTGTGTTAACTTATCCGGCGATAAGTTCGTGTTGTCTTTGATATATTTTGCAGCACGTTTACCCCATTCAACTGACTTTATCATTCCGCTAAACGATTTTTTTGAACTAACAAGCTCAAACACTTCTGCATCGGTATATTTTAAAACATCTATAGGGGCCTTGTAATCTGGACCACGCTGATTTATACCTTGGCATTTCTTACTACAGAATAGTTGTGCTCTATTAGAGCCTAGTGCTAGATTCGGTATATGATTATTACATACCTTGCACACGGGTATACAAGTTACATTATTCCGAATATAATGCATATATGTCTGTATTGTAGTGTCTGGGTGATATAGTTTATGTTTTTTTACAAATTCAATAATTCGTAGTGTAAGAGGTGATGACTTCTTAAGTCCACGAACATGCGGCGTCATAACCAAAAACTGTTTGAGTTGTACGTCCGTATTTAATGACTCTATATGCATAATATAATAATTATATAAGTTCCTACAAACTCTACTCTATCCTATATATTGATACATAAAAAAACCCGAGCATTTCTGCTCGGGTTCTTAGTTTTAATCTTGTATACTCTAAAAATCTTAGAGGAATACAGACTGTGTACCAGGCGTAAAGGATTGATGTAATCCTGTTACAATGATCAAATGATAGTACAGTGCAGCACCAAAAATATGGTCGATTACACCGTATCTTGTCATAAGACCAACGCGTGGGCTGAAGTCATTAGGTCCGATTGTACGTTGTACCAATACTGGAATGTATGGGCAGTAAACGATACCGGTATCATAATACTCAGCACCCTTGTAACCTAATAGAGCATACTCTAATGGGTTTGAACGAGCGAGAGTCTGATATTGAGCTTCTGTACGTGTATCACGGTAAACGTTGAAACGACCGCCAACAGTACCGACCTTAGCAATACCAACAGGTTGAGTGTTGACATTACCTTGTACGGAGAACCACTGGAACTCAGGTAGCATTTCTAACATTGCGCAAACGCGAGGTGTAGCAACAATGAAGTTAGCAGCACCACGACGGTTACGGATAGCAACACGGTTAGCTTCAACGATAACACGTGCGTAGAAATCACGGTTACGTTCACCTAACCAGCGACCATCAGCCGAGATCGGAGACCATACTGAATATCCTTGACCGTAACCAGCGTTGATAGCAACTTGGCACATACGGATAATCATTTCACGGTCGATTTCAGCCTGAATTTCGTACGACATAGCGTTCGTTAATTCATTGTCTACGTCAATACCGTTCATGTTCTTGAGATCTTGCTCAAGCTCAACGGACCAACGAGCTGCTAAACGACGTGTACCAGCTTCAACTGCAGTCTTTTCAAAAGCAACAACCATCTGAGGGATGTTTGTTGTTAATTCAAAACTTGCTAAAGCTTGTGCAATACCATTATCAGCAGAACCATTAGCGAGACCTGAAATTTGGAATGATTCTGAACCAGTAATTGCTGTAGCACCACCGGACAACCATGAAGCAGATGTACCTGTGTAAGCTGTATTTAAGTAATTCCAGCCTGTTTCTGTACCTTCTGATTGGGATGTCCAACCTTGCTGACCAGTTGTTTGTGTACCACCGTCTGGAGTATATCCAGCAAGTGGAGTTGATTCGTAGCGATAACGAAGTGCAAACGCGAGACCAACTGGACCACTCATAGGCTGTACACCAACGATTTCGTTAGTGATAAGTTCTGGGAAAGTACGGCGGATCATCGGAATGAGGATCTTTGGCAGACGAGCATCACCAGTAGCATAGAAGTCACCAGATGGTTTGCCACCGAAGCCCATTGAGCCGGCGTTACCAAATGAACCACCAGCACCTGCGGTGTTGGAAGCTTCGCCTAAGCACCACTGTTCTTGATTTTCAAGAAGAATAGCTGTGTTTAGCTTTGTGTGATCATCTTTGATCGCTGGAGTTGCGTCATCAGCATGCTCGAGCAGAGGGGCCCACTTTTTAAGTAAGCTCGCTGCACGATCTTGATTGATGTAAGATTGTGAAGGTTTGATTGATTTTGACATAACTAATATTTTTTTAAAAAACTAACTTGCCTCAAGTACATAGCAGTACTTCATTATTAAGTAAATACTTATAAAAAAAGCCCCCATTTTGGAGGCTTTAAGTAAAAAAATCTGATTTATTTATTAGTATTTCTTTTTAGTAAATTCAGATACGTAAAGGTTAGCAACTTGTTGTGCACCTTCTTCTGCAAATAATTCAGCTGAAGAATAAGATTTGGATTCATTTAATGTTCTCTTTTCTTCTGGGTGTATCACGTCAACACCTTTAGTTTTGTGTGTTGTGGATTCCTTAAGAACTTGAACTTCATCTTCTTCCTTCTTGTCATACATTTCTGCAACGTAATTGAAGTTTTCTTTGATGTTTTCAATTTTCTTTTCAGAAAGTACGCGAACCATATAGTCTTTTTTAGCTTTAGGAAAGTTTTCTAATTTCTTCTCTAAGAATAATTGCTTTTCAGCGTTATGTGCTTTTTCAGTTACAAGCTGTAATTGTCCTTGAATCTTTTTAATTTGTTCATTAGCTTCGTCAATTTGATTCTTACCATCTAATAAAGCTTCTTTAATATTTTCGTTAACAAATTCATCGCTAAGACCTACTAAGCGCTTTACTTCTGAAACAATTTTACGCGAACGTGCATTTTCAGTAGCTTCAGCAATTTGTTGGGCAGGAATTGCTTTATCAATGTAAAGATCAATATAATTAGAAAGTTGTTCTACTAATGTATCTTTAAACTTTTTAGCCTCGTTGTTTAATGCACTTTCATAAAGTTTTACAAGTTTTACTAGTTTAACACTATGAGTTTCGTCAAGAGACTTAAAAGCGTGTTGGAATTTAGCAGCATGCACTTCATCAATACGGGAAACAATTTTATCGAGCTTTTCTGTATGATCAGCATCAATAGCTTCTAATACTGCTTCAAGTTTGCTTGCATAGTCTTCGTCTTGTTTTACAAGAGCAGCTTCAACAGCGAGCTGTGTTTTTTCAGAAGCCTTAGCTTCGATCGCTTCAGAAATAGCTTTAAGTGTTTCGTCAGAAAGCAAATCCTTGGTAGCTTCTTTTAAAAGAGAATTAATGTCTTGGCTCATATATGATAGTATACTTATATAAATTGATGTTAAAAAACAGGACTAATATCCAGATTACTTAAATCCTTTGGAAAGCTTTTGATCAGCTTGACGGATACGTTGTTTTAATTTTTCGTTTACTACAACAGCAAGCATGTTATCGGCTTTCTTAAAGTCGTTACGAGCTACATTGTCAATAAACTTAGCGATATTTTGCTTTGTGTTCATGTTATTTAATTGAATTAATAAATTGAATGATTTGCTCTCTCAAATAGAGATCAACATCTTTTTTCGGTAAAGATTTAAGTTTGCCTTCAAAAACATTAAATACTTCTTCGTAGTTGTTGTTACCTTTATTGATAAACGATTTAGATTCTAATATACCATCAACAAATGCTCCAGGAGCAGAAGGATCAGCAACAACATCGACAGTAATAAGTTTCATGTTTCTAACATGATTAACTCCGTTTTTTTCTTCAAGTTCACCGAGTGCTCTGGAAGACACACCAACTTTAACACCATCTCTAATTAAACTTTTTAAAATTTCTCCCAATGGTGTACTTAATACTTTACTCTTACCACGACAAATATTACCATCCATACGTAACTCAGTAATTAAGTGACAAGCCCTCTCACTATTAACCGTAGCGCTTTGTGGGTGCTCAAGCTCTCCCATAGCGCGGTTTTGGCTTACAAATTCTCTATTATACCGGTTAACCTCTTCTGCCATTTCTTTAATGTCATAGATACGATTGTTGCGGTTCTTTTCACCAGCTACCATATAAGTACCAGTAATATACATAGTTGCTGGCTTGTCCTTGTTACCCTCTTCAATAAGGTAGTCAAGTCCTTCTGTAATTGGATTTTGTGTTATAAGCTTGAGTAGCATGTCTTATATTATTTATGTAACTCCTTGCTTTTTCTATGGACTATCATAATATAAAGCATGGACACACCCAAATACAGTGTGGTTATTCCAACTTATAACCATTTAGATGATTTTCTTAAGCCGTGCTTGCAAAGTATTGTTAAATACACGAATTTAAATAATACTGAAGTTATCGTAGTGGCTAATGGTTGTGTGGATTCTACTGCAGATTATGTAAGGGATCTATCAAATACATATCCAAGTATTAAGCTTATTAATGAAAAAGAAGGGCTAGGATACACAAAAGCTACTAATATAGGTATTAAGGCTTCCTTAGGAGAGTATGTAGTGTTATTAAATAATGATACAGTACTTTTAGATCAAAACGTTAATCAGTGGTTAGAAATGCTTGAACTTCCATTTAACGATGATTCATATATGGGGGTTACAGGCCCTTTGTGGCAAGATGATAAAATTACTAATCAAAAGTTTATTATATTCTTTTGCGCTATGATACGTAGGAATGTTATTAATAGTGTAGGTATATTAGATGAGATATATTCACCAGGTAGTGGGGAAGATATAGATTTTTGTATTAGAGCAAAACTACAAGGATTTAAAGTACAGGTTGTACCATATAATACAAACCTGGAAAGAAAGGATAATAAAATAGTAGCTGGTAACTTTCCTATTTATCATTATGCTGAAGGCACCTTTGAAAATGTAGAAAATTATAGTAGTGTAATTTTTAAACGCAACAGTTTAGTTAATTTAAAAAAATATAATTCTTGTCCAAAACTACATTTAACATCTCGTAACGATCCAAATTTGTTAAGTTCGTTTATTAAAGTACATAAAGATGCACCATGGGGTGATATAATTGGTGATTGGGGTGTATTACCATTTGACAATAACAAAATTGAAGAAATTGCTCTAATAGATTCATTTGAAGATATACCTTTGGTGTTGTTACCTAATTATACTAATGAGTGGTATAGAGTGCTACGTGGTGGTGGTAGGGTGGTGGTTCAATTAAAAACTATTAACGCGGCTGTAGTGTGCCAGACCTTTATTAATAGTGGGTTTACTATAAGTGGTACACAGAAACAAGAGCCTGATCAAATTTTAATACAAGCACATAAATCAACATGATAACAGACAAAGTTACAGCAACAGTTTCAACTAAGGGTAGGTTTAGTACAACACTACCATTAGTATTAACTTCACTAGCTAACCAAACACTCAAACCTTACCGTCTTATTATATATGACGATAATGATGTAATGGAAGATTTAAGAGAGAATGAGATATACAGAAATATATTCACTCTTTTAAACAGAATGAATATTAACTGGGAAGTTAAACCCGGTCAACGTAAAGGTCAAATATGGAACCATCAACAAGCATTAACTGACACCACATCAGAGTTTATTTGGCGTTTAGATGATGATAATATAATGGAAACTAATACGTTATCAGAATTATACACTCATATACATACAGACCCTAAAATTGGTGCAGTTGGGCCACTTATATTAGACCCTAAAGCTGATATCGGCAATAAATTAGCCTCTAATAAAATAGAAGATATATTTTTAGGAATGAACATACAGTGGAGAGATATTAGCACACGCTCATTTATTGATGTAGATCATTTACAAGGTAGTACGTTTTTGTTTCGTAAAGAAGCTGGAAAGCATGGTTACGATTTAAAATTATCTAAAGTGGGTCATAGAGAAGAAACTATTTTTACATACGAAATGGTAAGGGCTGGCTGGAAGTTGGTGGTTTTAACCGGTGTTAAGACTTGGCATATGCGTTACGGGGCTGGTGGTATTAGAAGTAATAATCAAATTAAACAGTTCCAAGATGATGAAGCTATATTCATGGAGTATATAAAAAAATGGAACATTAAAACCAAGCAAATTAAAGTAATACCATTAGATAGTGGTATTGGTGACCATTATGCTTTTAGAGCAGCACTACCCGATATTAAAGAAAAAAACAAGAATGCTAAACTTATTATCGGTGCTTGTTATCCTGCAGTGTTTGAGGGTGAAGAAGGTATAGAGGTAATAAGCATAGCAGATTGTGCAGCATTTGTAAAGGTATCTGAATTTAATATATATGCTTGGATGGATCACAACAATTGGAAGAAAACCTTAACAGAAGCATATAAAGCAGCTTACGCATCATGAAACAAGTACTAATAAGTCCATACGCCCAAAATTTACGCAATGGTAAAGTAAATCCTAAGAACTTTCCTTATTGGAAAGAATTAGTAGCATTAATAAATAACGCTAATATTAAAATTGTTCAAATAGGCTCTACTAAAGACACAGTTGTAGAAGGAGTTACTGATTTTAGGCAAAACCTATCACTCACTCAAATAAAAAATCTTGTAGAAGAAAGCGATACATGGATATCTATAGATAGTTTTTTACAGCATTTATGCGCATATTATAAGCTTAAACGAGGTATTGTTATATTCGGTCAATCAGACCCTAAGATCTTTGGATATACCCGCAACCTTAATATGTTAAAAGATAGTCGCTACTTAAGAGACAAGCAATTTTGGTTGTGGGAGCAGTGTGACTACAATCAAGATGCGTTTATTAGTGCTCAAGAAGTACTGGATACATTATTAAAACTATTAGACGGTAAGTAAGTATAATCGTATGGCATACGATTACAATCCGACTATAGCATACACTAATGTAAATAGTGTAACTGGCACCACGTTAATATTTTTTAGTACTACCGGGTTTTCTGCGTCTGCTAATAATCAGTGGGATCCAAATGGTCCGACTGCTCCTAATTTAAATCAAGTACAACCGGGTTGGTATGTTAATGGTAATGGTGTAACTAACAACGTTGTATTGTCGTTAAGTGGGCAGGAGACAAGCTTTATAACTGTAACGCTCGATACCGGTGTAGTACAACCTGGTAGCACATACACATTTTCGCAAGCTAAAAAAGCAGCTACATACAATTATACTCCAGCTACCGGGCCTGCAGATTTCTTATCTACTAACTTAAACAGTCGTATTAAGAGTTATGACATGCTTGCAGAGCGTATCTTTTTTCAGCTTGGTGCTCCTGTAATTAATCTTGAAATAGCGTGTGTTGCTACATACGATATGATAGCTTATGCTATAGAGTTGTATACAAAATTTACTCCAGGTACAGAAGAGTTAATTGCGTTTGATTCTAATCTTTATACTGCTGGAAAGGGCATAAAAATAGACTCTCTTGTTAATAACACATTGAATCCAGAAATATCAGCACTAGATGATACATTTCAATCTGGGTGGGATGTGGATTTAAACGATTATAGAAAAGTAATCGATGTTACCTCGTTTAATGTGGGCACTAATAATGGTGTTAATACATTGTTTACTATTGAGCAATCAATGGCTCAACAAATGCACTTTGCATACAGCTTAGGTAGTAAAGCGTTTGATGTTATATCGTGGCATATTTTAAAAGATTGGTTAAAGACTCGTGAAAAAGTATTTGCACAGCAACCTTACTTTAGATTTGATCCACGTACACAAGTATTGCGTATTACACCTGATCCCAAACTTGCTAATAAAGATAGGTACTGGGCTATGATTAGCTGTAGAATGGAAAGACCTATTAAAGACTTAGTGAAAGAACGTTGGGTAATGGAATATGCAAAAGCACTTGTAAAAATTAACATAGCTAACACGCGTGGCAAATTTCAAAACACGCAGTTATTTGGTAGTGGTACTTTACAGTATGATACGTTAATGACTCAAGGTATAACTGAAAAGAAAGACCTTGAAGATCAATTAATGAACACACGTCAAGAAGACCAAGAACCGCCTCAATTTTTCATGGGGTAATTATTGCGCTCCTGGAAGTGCACTCGGAGCCCCGCCTGCTGCTTCTGGTCCGCCACCTGCTGCTGGAGTTTCCCCGCCAGCTTCTCCGCCGGTAGGTGCTTCTCCTCCTGCTGGAGGTAATGCACTACCACCGCCACCCGGGCTTGGCCCAAATGCTGGAGGTGTACCACTACCACCGCCTGCCGTACCACCACCACCTGCCCCGCCAGCACCCCCACCAGTTATACCCTGACGCCAGTTAGGTCCAACATTGGTAATTTGAGTTAATTCAAATGCAAATGATGCATCTTTTTTCTGCCACTCTCTATTAACTTTTAAGTCTTCATCTGTCCAGTTCATATACTTTTTTAATGCATATGACTTAGATACAGCTTCAGTTTGAATAATATCACTTAAAGTCTTAAACTTTAATTCATGTATTTGTGCTTCCCGAGCTGCATGAAAATATGTAGGTGGGTTAAATGTAACATTTAAATCATGCTCCTTAAGTTTATATTGTTCCCACAAGCCTTTTAACTTTAAATGATTAACAAATGTGTCTTTTAACGTAGAAGCAAATTGACGTTGGAAACGAATAATAAGAAGAGCAAATTTAAGTTCTTCTCTCAATATCTCAGTACCATCAGCAAATTTAGCTTCAGGGTCTAAACGACTTGTTGGTACACGTAATGCTTTATAAAGTTTCTTAACAAAGTAGTTTAAATCATCTAATTGACCTAAGTTAGCACCACCCTGTAATTGGGTAACATCTGTACCACTACCGTCTGGTCGTTTTGCAAACCAATAACTATCTAACATTGATTGTGGGTCGTAAACGTTTACATTAGTACCTTGATCATTATCGTATGTACGTTTTGACCAGTAGTTCTGCATTAAACGTTTCATGTATGCCTCTGCTTTAGGTGCGGGCATATTACCAACATCAACTTTAAATACTAAACGCTCCGGAGCTCTTACCAAGCGATAAACAACAATACTATCTTCAATAAGAGAAAGTTGTTTGTACGCGCGACGAGCTACCTCTAAATACGGTAAACGAATAGTTTTATGTTCGTTCCAAGTGTGAGAATGAAAATATGTTACTTGATGGTGATCTAAAGGAATTAACTCTTGTTTTGATGTGTATCTATTGTTTGTATCAACATCAACTTTAGGTTTACGCAGCAAAAACCCTTTAATTAACATGTTCTGAATATTATCATAAACAGGATTAATGTGTTCTGTAGGTATTTGTACTACACCTATAATACCTGCATCTTTTTTATTATCATTGATTACGTTTTCAAAGAAAAGTTCAGCATCAATTAAAATAGATCTAATATACTCAAAGCCTTTGTTCTCTAAATTAAAATGATCTATTAAATTGTTAAAATTCTTTTGAAGTTCTTTGACAATAACTTCATCTTTATCTTCAACAACTTTTAAGTTAACATATTTACCTTTTTCATCTTTAACTAAAAATTCATCCGAAATTTCATCTAATGCATGACTGATTTCAGCATATGTAGCCATAATTCTGTAATCGGCTATACGCTTTGGTTTATCTGTATCTACTAAAGCATAAAGGTAGTCATGATATGCTTTGTTAATAACCACACCCTCTAAAGAAGGCACCATTGGGTTATCTTGTGAGGTGGAAACGGCTTGTTTGTATATTCTCTCTTTAGTTGAAGCTCCTATTTTATAAAAGTCTTCAAACTTAGGGTTTAACTCCTTTACATTGTTAATTACTTGAGCATTACCAGTATACGGTAATCTATTTACAAAATTATTAAATGACCTTGTAAAGAAGTTGGGTTGTATATTGTCAGCCATTTGTATATTTACTTACAGTGTAGTTTAATATTATATACTGGAATCACTACGTTCCCATATTAAGAAGTGATTATTAATAAAATCAGCTAATAATGTAAATGTGTATATCCCGTATACATAAGGGGTTTGTTGTGGGTAATTTATATTATACATTCTCATATATTATAGTGCCTATACCAGCGTATCCAGCTTCATTGAATAAAATAACATTTACTACACCATCTACTAAAGGTGCTGGATATGTAACTGTAATTTTATTATCAGATTGTATAAAGTAGTTTAAAGCGGGGGTAACATTATCAAGCGGTGGGTATACTGCTGATAATGAATTAGAACCAGCAAAAGTTGAAACGCTCCGAGTATTTGTAAACATACCAGGCCCACCACTTATATACACTGCATTAGTATAACTTAGCATATTGCCCCATATGTCTACAGTACCCGAAAGACCGACAGTGGTAAGATATTTCGATATATAAGCGGGTTGTGGTCGTGCAGATATAGTAAAAGACTCTGTAAGAGATGGATCTGTTAAATAATCAAGATTATCTAAGGTAGGGGTACCTGATACCGGGTAAAAATTCGTATCAATTTTAAATATTCTGCCTACTGGGTTTGAATCCGCTTTAAATAACCAACCCTTAATGGTAAAAGTGGTATCACAAGTTACCCGTGTTGGTTGAGTTGACTGCT